AAACAGCTACTGCATCTCGCAACACGCTTACCAACGCTAAAAACGCTTTAAACGCCATGACTGGCCCAGAGCGTGAGCTTGCCTTGAACCGCGCTAACTTAGGCAAGTCTGTGGCTGAATATGAAGCCCAAGCAGGTAAGTTAGGTAAAGAAGCGGCGACCAAAGTACAAGAAGTGCGTGATTTGATCAGCGCAGGTAATGCAGCAGAAGCCTACGCTAAGTTGCAAGTTATCAAACAAGGCTTGCCAACAAGCACTGCTCGCTACACTTACGCTAATGAGTTGGCTGAAAAAGCCTTTGGCGAATGGTCTGACAAAGCAGCGCAGGCATCCTTAGACCTTGGTCAAGGCGCTCGTTTTGCAGGTGATGCAGCTAAGACCTTGCGTAACTACGGTATCAAACCTATTGAAGGCGCGCCGTTGGTACAAAATATTATGGGTATAGCTGACAACCCAGCGTTTGCGGGCAATGATGTGTTGGCAGGCGCAGTGCGTAACGTAGCCGACGACATCGCTAAGTGGACTAGCTCAGGCGGTGTGGTTGATGCTAGAGCTTTGGACGCTATTCGTAAGAACTCTGTCAACGCAGCGATTGAGAAGTTACGCCCAGGCTTAGACGCAACGTCACAGAAGAAGTTGGCTGCAAGCGTGTTGTCTGACATCAAGCCATTATTGATCGACGCGATTGAAGGTGCAGGCGGTACAGGCTACCGTAAATACTTAGAGAATTACACTAAGGGTATGCAAAACATCGGTCAGACCAAGTTGGGCGCGCAAGCAATGGACTTGTACAAGAAGTCACCGCAACAGTTTGTTGACTTGGTTGAAGGCAATTCACCAGAAATGGTTGAAAAAGTCTTTGGTTCTGGCAATTACGACATTGCTGTTGAAATGAGCAAAGACGCCTTGAAAACACTCAAGGGTGCGGCTCAACAAGTTAAAACAGGTGCTGAAGTAGCTAAACAGGCCACAGCAGGTGAGCAAGCCTTGGTTGAGCTAATGAAGGACAACGTTTCAACATTAAAGTTGCCTAACGTATTTAGCGTGGTAGCGACAACAACCAACAAAGCTTTGGACATTCTTGAAAAGAAAGTCGGTAAAGCAACTATGGCTAAGTTGACTGAAGCGGCTAAAACATCTAAGAGCTTTGATGATTTATTAAACACTTTGCCTGCATCTGAGCGCAACATTGTTCTTAAAACTATCCGTGACCCAAGTCAATGGAAAATATCTAAAGAAGTTGCTAAAGCAAGTGAAAAAGCAAGAGGTGGCGTTGTTGCAGGTGCTAACGCGTTATCAGAGGACAAAAACCAAAACGCATTGGCTCGATAATGGATCAGGCGTTAATTAACTGGGTATTTGCTGGTGCTGGCGCAGCTTTTGGATGGGTGCTTAAAGTGGTGTGGGACGCCATTCAGGAACTTAAGCGCGACTTGCGTGAAATTGAAAAAGACGTTGTGCGTCGTGATGATTTTAAAGATGTCATCAAAGAAATCAAAGACGACATGAAAGACGGCTTTAGCAAAATTGACAACACCTTGGGTGTACTTTTTAAAAAGATTGACCACCTAAACGAGAAATGAAAGACTTACTGCCACAAATCCTAGCCTATGTCAGCAGTCCGTTTAGGCTGTTTGCGGTGGTATTGATGGCAGTTCTGACGTTTGCAGGCTACTTTGTTTGGCAGAACCAAGGCTTGATGCTTGATGCTTACACCAAGTCCAAACAACTACCTTCCATGAACACTGCTCGGTATGATGACGCAGCCAAGGTAATATTTAAAGGTACAAACGCTGACATGGTTGTTATCTTTTCAGTCAACCCCTTGCTTGGCACTCGCATTGTAGAGCGAGCATATTTACCCGATAAACGGTACAAAGAGTTTGATGGCTACGACGTAGGTCTTTTTACTTCTAATATAGCCAACAATAACGACATCATTAAATTGATGGCTAATGAAATACCTTGTAGCGAATACAAAACAGCGCAGTCCGAAATAGGCCTATGGTACAAATCCGTAGGTATTAACTACACTTGCCGCATATCTGTACCGCCTGACACAAACAAGTTTATTGGTCAAATAACCGTTGGTTGGAAAACAACCCCTGAAGCCCCCCAAGCTATGTTAACCATAGCAAGTTCAATGTTAATGAGGAAATAGTATGTTACCTATTGCAGCCTTACTAGATGTTGGCATGAAAGTGCTAGACAAGTTTGTCCCGGATCCTGAAGCCAAAGCCAAGGCGCAAGCTGAGTTGCTGAAGATGCAGCAAGAAGGTCGATTAGCTGAATTACAAGCTGATACTGTAGAAATGCAAGAACTGACTAAGCGACAAGAGGCTGACATGAGGTCAGATTCTTGGCTATCTAAGAACATTCGCCCTATGACGCTTATCTTTATTTTGGCTGGTTACTTTACCTTTGCCATGATGTCAGCGTTTGATATTGAAACTAATCGCGCTTATGTTGAGTTGTTAGGTCAATGGGGTATGTTGATTATGTCGTTCTATTTTGGTGGCCGTACACTTGAGAAAATCATTGATATGAAGGGTAAAAAAGATGCTTGAGAACTTAGACCGCGCTTTGGCGCACACTCTCAAAGAAGAAGGTGGCTACGTCAATCATCCATCTGATCCAGGCGGTATGACTAATTTGGGCGTGACCAAGCGGGTTTGGGAAGAATGGGTGGGGCATCCTGTTGACGAAAAGCAAATGAGAGCCCTCGTCGCAGCCGACGTGACCCCACTATATCAGAGGAAGTATTGGAACGCTACTCGTTGTTCTGATTTGCCTGCCGGCTTGGATTTGTGCGTGTTTGACACCGCAGTCAACTCTGGCCCAGGGCGAGCCATCAAGCTATTGCAAACATACGTAGGTGTGGCAGCAGATGGCGCTATCGGCGACAAAACCTTGGCTGCTATCAATCAGTTTAAGAACCAAGCCTTGATTGACTTAATCAACGGGTATTGTGACAGCCGCCAAGCCTTCTTAGCTGGCTTGCCTACGTTTGCTACCTTCGGTAAAGGTTGGACTGCTCGCGTTGATCGGTTGAGGTCTGAAGCTGTAGAGTTGGCAGGGCAATCACGCCCTTGACGGCATTCGCCATCGCAAGGTGGACAAGTTCTCATTTTGAATCCAATCTACAAGTAAATTGCGCCTTAACTATCTCCATGACTGCTTGGTAAGATAGTTGGGCGTGACGCCCATGCTTGTGACCTGTACCGTAGGCAAACACCACGCTCACGATAAAGGCCACTGCGTACAGGGTAACGATGGCAGGCTTGCTCATTTTTTCTTCAGCACCTTGGGTTGATTCTGTCTGAGGATTTCCACAGGCACGTCTAGGCGTTTGACTTGGTTGTCCTTATGGCAACACCACTTGGCACCCATCTTTTCAATTATGTCTTTAGCATCGCCATCTATGACCGCGGGCATAAAGTCTAAAACGGCGTTAAAACGCCCTGCGCTAATCATTTGTTTCACGAGCTCTCTGTCGCTGTTCTTCACGTTCTCTCCTTAATTCATTGCACTTAAAACAAATCCACTTGTATGTGAGGCCATCCGGGCTGGTGATTCTCCGCCCCGTTTGGTTGTAGCTGCTCAGTTGGCAGTTGCTGCAAATTCTGTTCATGCGGTGTTTCTTTCAATAAAGTTCTGTATGCGTCAATGGCGACGCGTAAATCGTTGCGTAAATGCAGCATCTCTTGGGTGCTGTCACTAGCAAACTTTACCAAATTTGCATGGCTCCAAGTACTAAAATCGGTCATGGCTGGGCTGCTTCTTTCATAATTTCAATACGTTCACGGGATGCTCGCACAATCGTATAGCGTTGGTGCAGGCGTTGTAGGACAGAAGCACGGCGCTCGCCAGTGCGTTCTTCGTTGAGCATGGCTACTAGCTCATCTTCGGTGAGTTGCGTCAGCACATCATTTAGTGCGCGCCAGCTTAATCTTTTCACGGATAATCCTTTCGTTCAGTTGTACGACCTTGTTAACGGCTCGCTCATGGGCGCGCTTGGCAGACGTAGCAAACCTAGCACGGATGGTGGCTTCAGCTTTAGCAGCCTTTAGTTGTGTTCTTAAACTTAACAGTTTGCTCATGTAACTTCCTTTCTAATATTTCAATCTCTAAAACCAAGTCACGGATCATGTGTGCGATGTTCGTGTCTGGTGCGTATTCGTCAATGTCATCAGCCATCTGTTTGGCTTTTTCAATTAAGTTGCTCATTTCAGTTCCTCTAGTGCTATGTCAGATATGGCCCTTTTATCCTTCAGGGCGCCCCAAATGCGTTCATCTATGGTTTTGTTAGCCATCAATAGATAAACCCAAACGTTGTGCGTCTGCCCTGATCGGTGCAAGCGCCCAACGGTTTGTTCGTACAGTTCCAAGCTCCAAGGCAGGGAAACAAACACCATTTTGCAACCGCCATGCTGTAAGTTCAAGCCATGCCCTGCTGACTTAGGGTGAATCAATAGCAGTTCAATCTTGCCATCATTCCAACGCTCAATGGCCTTGGTGTCGTTAATCGTCTGAGCGTGAGGATACCTGCGCTTGAGTTCAGCCAGTTCTTCTACGTAGTTGTAGACGATGATGGTGTTGGCGTGTTGGTTCTCCTCAATCAACTCGTCTAGCAAGTCAAACTTATGGTAACTGAACCACAGGGGCGTATTGGATACGTTGAACTTGCCTGGCGTGTCCGATGCAGTCGTTTCGGTGTTGTAAACGAAACCTGATGACATCTGCTGTAGCTTGCCTGTTACCACACCTGCGTTAACGGCTGTAATCTGCTCAGTGCCAAACTCCACCACAAAGTCCTTCTTCATCTTTTCGTAGGGTGCTCGGTCATCTAGGTCGCACTTCATCTCAACTACATGGCATGGTGGCAGCTTGTCCTTGTATTCGCCTGCGTCTAACAGGAATGTTGCTGGTTTGATCTGTTTCATAACCGCCTCTAGTGAACCTACACGTGGCGCCCATTCGCCAAAGTCCTTGTTAACAAGAACGAAATACTGCTGCATAAATGCGCCCTTGGCACGGCCTAACAAACTTTGATCCACAATCTTGCACTGACCAAACACATCCTCAAGACCGTTGCTAGTGAACGAACCAGTCAAGCCCCAACGCACCTTAATCTTGTCAATCACTTTAGACAGGGCTTTAAAGCGCAGTCCTGATGAGTTCTTGAGCCTTGTCAGTTCGTCAAACACGATGCCATCAAAGTTCAAGTCTTGCGTAGCCAACCACTGTATGTTGTCGTAGTTAGTCACTACCACAGGCATATCAGACATGAGGGCGTGTAGGCGTTGCGCTGGCGTACCAACTGCAACGGCTAACGGCATACCATCCGCCCATTTAGGTTGCTCTACAGGCCACACGTCGGTGCAGACGCGCTTAGGGGCTAACACTAGCCAACGCTTAACGATGCCACAGCGCAACATATCGGACATAGCCGTAAGGGTAATAGCCGTCTTGCCTGCGCCCACAGGCGCAAGAATCATGGCGCGGTCATGCTCGTACAAGAAGTCGGCAGCCTTCTCTTGGTAATCACGTAATTTCATAGCTTATCAACCATATCAATACCATCACCAATCCACTGCATCACAGGCACAGCCATTGAGTTACCAAGGGCTTTGTAGCGCAAGCTGTCAGGCGATAGGTCTTTCTTGCGCCAAGGCACGTTGGTGTATCCGTCAGGAAAGCCTTGCAAGCGTTCGCATTCAATCGGTGTCAAACGACGCACTTTGGTGTCATAGAACAAGTGTTGATCTTGTAAAGTTGACAGCGTAAACGCTTGCTCATCTTGACCAAGGTAACCTTTACCACCGCCTTCACAGCCGCCACGTACTTTGAATGTGTGCGCTACAGCATGACGGTCAATCGTGTTCAAAGTAAAACTAACTTCTTCGTTGATGCCATCACCTTGTGGCCCGTTGTGGTCTTGACGACCAATCATAGAGCCTTGGATGCCATACGCTTCAACCAACGGTACGTTGCCACCACCTGTACCCCAACGACTTGTCACGGTCTGACACGTGTCGCCCATCTCTTTAACACGGCTGTCAGCAGGATGAGTTTCGTAAACTTTCTGCGTTAAGAAGGTTTCGCTTCCGCCACCGAGGACTCCACCGCTTGCCTTAAGGGTTCCTCCAATATCTCCTTGCTTATATTGAGCAAGGCTACTTTCAAAGAAAGCGGTAGGCTCTTTCCCCGACGCTCTGCTCGGCGCAGTATCCCTGCGCAAGCTACCGCGCTCAAATAATACTGCTGCGGGAGGGCGCCAATCTCCAAGGTATCCGACAACAAAGACACGACGGCGTCGCTGTGCCACTCCGAAGTACTGAGCGTCAAGCACTCGGTAGGCGAACCCATACCCGAGTTGAGCCAACGCCCCGAGGAAGGAGCCAAAGTCCCGTCCTCCTGAACTTGACAAGACACCTGGGACGTTTTCCCAGACGAACCACTTGGGTCTAAAGTGGTCAAGCATTCCGCAATAGACGAGCGCCAAGTTACCACGTGGGTCATCCATTCCTTTCCTGAGTCCTGCGACTGAGAAGGACTGACAAGGGGTTCCTCCAACGATAAGGTCAACTGATCCATCTAAACTCCAATCTTTATATTTAGTCATGTCACCATAGTTAGTGACGTCGGGGTAATGATGCGCTAAGACAGCGCTAGGGAACGGCTCAATCTCGCTGTAACCCGCAGGTTTCCAACCTAAATCGTGCCATGCAACGGTTGCGGCTTCAATGCCACTGCAAACTGATAAGTATTTCAAAATGGTGCCTCTCCAACGATGTCAAATAGGTTAGGTTTTACTTTGCGTGGAAGCACGACTAATGACCAATCATGTTGCATAAATGCAACAGCTTCAGCACGGGTGTGGAAGATACGCAGGGCTTGGCCTGTTTCATCTTTAACGAGGTAGCGCATTGTCCATCCAAGTATCAACGTGTTCTTTTGACCACAAGCAAGCGTAGTTTTGATGCAGTGACTTAAGATTGTGAGCATGAACTTGTTGCAGCGCACTCAACTTACCACCTTCAGTTTTAAGTTCTACAAACCATGTCACACCGCCTGGCAAACAAGCGATGCGGTCTGTGACACCCCGCTGGGTGGGGCTTCGGAACTTATAGGTGATGCCACCTAGCCGTTGCACGGCCCAGATAAAATATTTCTCTACTTCTTTTTCTAACATAGTGTATTCTCCTGTTTGTGTAACAGAATATACCACAGTAAAAAAGTTTTGCACAATAATTATTTCTGTGATACAGTGGAATCTCAATCAATAAAGTAAAGGAAATTAAATGACAGTCGTAACAGCCCACAGCCGAGTTGTCGGCGGTTCAACAGCCAAGCGTGTGATTGCTTGTCCAGGCTCAGTTGCTCTATGCGACACAGTGCCACCAAAGCCAAGTAGCAAATACGCTGACGAAGGCACCCTATTACATAACATCATTTCTGAAGTGCTTGAAACAAATAAAGCGCCTATTGATTTCTTAGGCACTAAGTACAACGACGTGGTGTTCACCAAAGAATTATTAGAGGACAAGCTGTTCCCAGCCTTGGACTTGTTAGACGAAGTAGACCCTAAGAAGGAGATGGAATATGCAACTGAAACTCGCGTTGGCTTTGGCGATTTTCTTCCTGATGTGTTTGGTAGTACCGATCTCCTTGGTCGTATTGGGACAAGAGCTATCGTCTTGGATTGGAAGTTTGGTTCAGGCGTAGCCGTTGACGCTGAAGAAAACCAACAGTTGATGTTCTATGCAGCCGCAGCTATGCGTACCAAAGAGTCGCAGTGGGTGTTTGAAGGTGCGACTGAGATTGAGTGCATCATTGTGCAACCGCCTGAAATCAAGCGTTGGATAACAACACCCGAGCGCATCAAAGCGTTTGAGAATGAACTCAAGATGGCCGTACAGATTGCACAAAAGCCTGACGCACCGTTGAGCCATGGCGAGCACTGCCGTTGGTGTGCCGCCAAGCCTGTCTGTCCTAAAATGACAGGTGCAGTAGACCGCGCTTTAAAAGCACAGATTGAAGCGTTAGACGTGGTGCACATTGGTGGCTATCTTAAGAACGCGGATATGTTAGAGCAGTGGATTACAGACCTACGCGCCCTAGCACATCAAGTATTAGAATCTGGCAAAGAAGTGCCAGGTTGGAAGTTGGTTGCTAAACGCGCCACACGTCAATGGGTGGATGAGGAATTGGCAGCCAAAGCACTAGCTCAGGATATGAGCCAAGACGAGTTGTATACTAAAAAATTATTGTCGCCTGCTCAAGCAGAAAAGATACTTAAGAAGGCGAAAAAAGAATTACCCGCTAGTCACGTAGTTGCGATTAGCTCAGGTAGTACGTTGGCACCCGTGGATGATCCACGCCCAGCGGTGTTGCAAATCGGGCAGCAGTTGACCGCAGCCCTCTCTAAACTTCAATAAAGGAATCAATCATGTCAAATTTAGTAACTTTCGGTTCAGGTAATCTACCTTCAGTAGCATCATTAACAACAGCCTTGCGTTCTATCGAAACTGAAATCGGCCCTGCTGGCGTCGTTATCATCAAGATGGATAAGACAGGTCACTGGGTGTTCGGTGCAGACCAAACAGAAATCGAGGACGACGCTCTTTGGGCGGTCAATCCATTCTCATTCGTGCATGGCTTCATTGCATGGGGTGATGGTGAAGTTCTTGGTGAAAAGATGGTGTCTGTATCACAACCTTTGCCTGAGCTAGACGCTGCTCCACCTAACGCTAAAAAAGGTTGGGAAGCACAGGTTGGTCTTTCAATGAAGTGCATCTCAGGTGAAGATAAGGGCATGGAAGCGCGCTATACAACCACGTCTGTGGGTGGTAAGCGTTCTGTTCAAGCCTTGGCTGTGGCCATCGCTACGCAAGTAGAGAAGGATCAAACCAAGCCAGTACCAGTGGTGCTACTCAAGAAAGAACACTACACGCACAAGTCCTACGGTCGCATTTACACACCAGTGTTCGACATCCAAGAATGGGTGACGATGGATGTGGAAGCTGCACCTGCGGATGCGCCTAAGATTGAAGCACCGCAAGCTGAAGAAGCTGCGCCTGCATCAACACGTCGCCGTCGTAGCTAAAGAATAGGGGTGAAAGCGGATGCTAACAAACTAGGATTGCCCTTATATACAAGGATTGCCCTATGTTAGACGCAGCGAGTAGCCCCACCTACACTATGACAATACTTTGGTTAGACTTTGAAACCCGTAGCCGTTGCGACTTACCTAGTCGTGGCGTTTACAACTACGCTCAAGACGGTAGCACCGATGTGCTCTGTATGAGCTATGCCTTTGACGATGAGGATGTCCAGACTTGGACACCTGATCAACCTTTTCCTGAGCGAGTACGTAACCACAAGGGTCAAATCAGGGCGCATAACGCAGCCTTTGAGCGACTCATCTTCTGGTACGTGCTCCAAATTAATTATGACTTAGAGCAGTTTTACTGCACCGCAACGCAAGCCCGTGCTAATTGCGCGCCTGGCTCGCTTGACGACGTGGGTCGTTTCGCTTCGGTGTCCATGAAGAAGGATCACCGTGGCTCACAGTTGATACGCCTACTATCCATTCCCAAGGCTGATGGCACGTTTAACACCGACCCTGACCTGATGGCTGAGATGGTTGCCTACTGCGAGCAAGATGTGCGAGCCATGCGAGCCATCTCATTGGCCATGCGTGAGCTATCCAACGAGGAGTTGCTTGATTACCACGTCAGCGAGCGCATCAATGACCGCGGTGTGCTGTTAGATAAACCCTTGGCCGAGTCTGCTATTAAGTACGCTAGCGCTGAGTTAGATGAAATACAAAGCTTAGTGGCTGAGATTACCCAAGGCGAGATTACTTCGGTGCGTAGCCCACGCATGAGAGAGTGGGTCTTAGCCCGTGTGGGTGAGCAAGCTAAAAAGCTGATGGAGAATTACAAAGATGGAGAGAAAAAATATTCAATCGACAAAACAGTTCGAGCTAACTTACTTATTCTTGCTGATGAAAACCCCGATGAAATACCGGCGGAAGTTGCAGATGTTATCCAATGTGCGGACGACCTATGGGCGTCTAGTGTTGCAAAATTCAAGAGATTAGCGGAGTTATCAGATGAAGAAGATGCAAGGGTTAGAGGAGCTTTTGTCTTTGCTGGCGGTAGCGCCACTGGACGTGCTTCAAGCTATGGAGCGCAGGTACACAACTTTACACGTAAATGTGCAAAAGATCCCGACGCTGTTAGACACGCCATGGTGCGAGGACACCAAATCGTTCCGACCTACGGACGACGCGTTACGGATGTCCTTAAAGGAATGCTACGACCTGCCCTCATACCCGAACGGGGAAAATCATTAGTCGTTGCTGACTGGGCGGCCATCGAAGCTAGGGTAAACCCTTGGCTATCGAACTGCGACGCAGGTGAGCGTAAGCTAGAGTTGTTCCGCCAAGGCGAGGATGTCTACAAGGTCAACGCTTCTGCGACCTTCCACGTGCCTGTTGAGGCTGTCAATGGTGATCAACGTCAGATCGGTAAGGTGCAAGAACTTGCTTGCGGATTCGCAGGTGGTGTGGGTGCTTTCGCAGCCATGGGTCGTGCTTATGGCATCTTGTTGCCTGAAGCTGAAGCCAAGCGCATGGTCAACGGCTGGCGCCTGGCTAACTCATGGGCGGTTCCGTACTGGCAGGCTCTTGAGAGCGCCTACACAAGGGCGATGCGTAATAAAGGTCATGAGTTCAGCGCAGGTCGTGTGACCTATTTGTTTGATGGTTTACACCTATGGTATGCACTTCCTAGTGGGCGCGTGTTATGCTATCCCTTCGCCAAATTAGACGCAGACGGAGTAACTTATGCCAAAGCTTCATGGAAGCCAGCAGCAGACGCAAAAGAATGGCCTAGAGCTAGATTATGGAAAGGATTGGCTTGTGAGAACATCACTCAAGCCGTGGCTAATGACCTGTTACGCTACAGTCTGCGCCATCTCGATGATGTGGTCTTACACGTCCACGACGAAATCGTCATAGAAACATCTGACCCTGAAGCAGTAACCAAGGAGATGGAACGCGTCATGTGTTCTACGCCTGAATGGGCTGTAGGCATCCCGTTAAATATTGAAGTACAAACAATGACACGTTACGGTAAATAAAAAAAATCCCCTAGCGGAAACTAGGGGACTCAACAGAAAGGTACAACGATGATTAGCTTTACGGAATATATCACAAAATTAGCACCAGAGGGTGAAACTGCCCTGTTTGTGCGTCAAAAACCACAACTGAAGGACGGTGAGCTACAGTTCCATGCCGATGGCGCTGTCAAATGCACATGGCCTGCTTACCTGCCGACCACCAAGATGAAGGCCACTGAGTCATGGTATGGCAACACAGGCTCGTTCATCATTGACCGCTTCGAGGATGGGCGCGTGTCCGCTTCGGCTGCCAACTGCGAGTATGTTCTCGTGATGATGCTAGACGACGTGGGCGACCCTGCCAAAACAACCAAGGTGCCTGAGCTACCGCCCACATGGATTATGGAAACGTCAGAGGGTTCGTTCCAATGGGGTTACGCCTTCTCTGAGCAGCCGACCAAGGGTGACTACACCGCAGCCATCAAAGCCATCGCTGAGGCTGGCTATTGCGACAAGGGCGCTACTAACGCCGTGCGTAACTTCCGTCTGCCAGGCTCTGTGAACCTCAAGCCGAACAAGAACGGCTGGGCTGCCAAACTCGTGGAGTTCCACCCTGAGCGTGAATACACCTTAGAACAGATCTGCGAAGCGCTTGATGTCGTGCCTGCTGAGGGCGACACCACAGCCAACGCGCCTATTCGTCTTGCTGATACAGGCAAGGATTCAGTCGTGTCATGGATGAACGATAACGGCATGGTGTTGTCTGCACCGAATGGCGAAGGCTGGATGGGTGTTATCTGCCCTAACCATGCCGAGCATACCGACGGCAACCCTGAAGCACGTTACAAGCCATTGGATCGTTCATTCTGTTGCTTGCACAGTCACTGTGTTGATTTTGACTCTAATACGTTCTTGAAGTGGGTTGCTGAGAACGGTGGCCCTGAGGTTCATCATGGTTTGCGTGATGAGCTATTGGCTGCGGTGATGGAGCAAACGCTTTCTAAGTTAACACCAACTGAAATGTTTACTGATGATGCTGAGGCGCGCATTGCTGAAGTAGAGCGCAAAGAGTTGGGTCGCATTCAAAAGTCTGAGTGGTATGAGCGCTTCGCCTATATCCAAGACGATGAGGCTTACTTTGATTTGCAAGACAGACGTGAGATTAGTCGCAATACGTTTAACGCTCTGTTCCGTCATATTGAGTGCCGTTCTATTCATAGCCAACAGCGCATCCTGCCATCCATCTGTTTTGATGAGAACCGCCAGGCAATGGGCGCCAAAGCTTTGGTTGGTATTACCTACGCAGCAGGGGATAATATGTTGGTTGCCCGCGATGGCGATGTGTACGGCAACCGTTGGCGTGATGCTCGCCCTGAGTTAGATGATGAGCCTATGGGTGACGTGTCCATGTGGCTTGACCATTGTAAAACTTTGGTGCCAGATGAAGCTGAGTTGAATCACCTGTTCGATATGATGGCGTTCAAGGTGCAACACCCTGAAATTAAGATTAACCATGCTGTTTTACACGCAGGTGATGAAGGCAGTGGTAAAGACACCTTTTGGGCGCCGTTCATCTGGGCAGTCTGTGGGCCACACCTTAAAAACAGGGGCATCATGGACAACGACTCTGTTAATAGTCAATGGGGCTATCAACTCGAGTCGGAAGTCCTGTTGATCAACGAATTAAAAGAACCTGACGCAAAAGAACGCAGAGCGTTGGCTAACAAACTCAAGCCAATCATCGCAGCGCCTCCGGAAATGCTACCTATCAACCGTAAGGGTCTACACCCCTATCAAATGGTGAATCGCCTGTTCGTGTTGGCATTTTCAAATGACCCTGTTCCAATTTCATTGGCTAGTCAAGACCGCCGTTGGTTCTGTGTTTGGTCGACTGCGCCTCGAATGGATCCGTCTGTCGCTCAAAAAATGTGGGCTTGGTATAAGTCGGGCGGGTTTCAATCAATCGCTAAGTGGTTTTACGCTCGTGACGTGTCTAAGTTCAACCCGTCTGCGCCTCCAATGTGGACTGAGTTCAAAGCCAACTTAGTCGAACACGGTATGAGCATGGCAGAAAGCTATTTAGTTGAGATGTTGAAGAACAGAACGGGCGAATTTTCGCGCGGTGTCATCGGCTCGCCTTTCCACTCGCTCTGTGATCGATTGGCGGGTCAAGCCCCTAGTGGTGTGAAAGTCCCTCAGGCTGCCCTACTTCATGCGTTAAAAGAAGCGGGTTGGATTGATTGCGGGCGCCTTGCTTCGCATGATTTCCCAAGCAAGAAGCATATATTCGCATCGCCTGAGATTTACGAAACCGCAAAGAAATCAGATATTAGGCGCATGGTTGAAGAAAATCCACCGCCTAAAATGGTTCTTGTTAAGTAAAGAAAAAGCCCCGATTAAGGGGCTTTTTTATTAGAGGTCTAAAAGTGCGACCAAAAGAGCGCCTACCATTAGGGCGCAGACGGCTAGGAGCATGATTGACCCCCTTGCGCTTGCCAATCTGCTAAATCGTCCTCAGCCTGATACTTTGCGTCTGATACCTGCTCAACGTGGGCGGGTTGTCCTGTGGCGTGTTGATAAATTAAAGCGTGTTTGAGGGCTGCGCTTGGGCTATCGTGTGCGCTGATGAGCGTATTATGTATGCTAAATACTTGATATATGTTCATAGCTCCTCCACTTTGGCGGTGCCTGCGAGCTTGCGAGCGTGTGCCAGGGAGCAAGCCCAAATTATTTTGGAGCCTGTTTTATTGGTGATTTTGTATCGGTTCATTTGGACTCCCTCCAATCTTTACAGGCTCGGCTGCTAAGGTAATAACGCGCGTATGGATCACTTAAACGGTATTCTTTCACCATTAAACGCGCTTCTTTATATGTTGGGAACTCGTCCACGGTTTCTAAATAGTTGGCATCTTTACGTTGGATATATGTCATTCTGCTACATCCTCCAAAGTTGCAACAAACGCAAGGGCGCATCGTTTGGCCAATTCGTTGGCATTGATTCGGTCTAATTTGCCATCATCATATTGCGCGTAAATATCGTTAATTGATTGGTGTAAGTCCTCCAATATATATGGCTCGCTCACTTCTATTTCTTCGTTCTTTTGGTAGCCCTTGGCGATAATGTAACCTTCACACCATGCTTGGATGGTGTCGCGCTTGAAATCGTGTTGAGTGGTGCTCGTTTCGATGTAATCACCATCGATCCACGTGCCACCGTTCGACAGGTTAAAACACCACTTTTCCCCGTTTTGGGGGATGTCATTAGGCTTGCTTTCATCCGCGCACATAATCGTGAACTCGAGATTGTATTCAGGAAAATAGACGCTCAGATGCTCGCACCCTCCGCCTGTGTATTGTTCTTCAATTTTGCATATTGTCATTTGGCTGCGCCCCTTAATTGATTAGTTGACCATCTAAAAACGTCTGACCTTTGCGGGTCGTAACGTTGGCGCCCAATGCGCGCAATCTGCTCTTAGTTGTTGGCGTTTGCCATTGCGCCAACGTGCGAGCGTTGACCTCTAATGAGGCTGATTCGTGCCAATAATCAGCGATATGGTTCCCATGCAAATACACTTGAGAACGAGAACCAAAAGGATTTCCCGATTCGTTGGCGCTGATAAAAAACACGCTTGTGTTGTCTTTTCTAAAGTCACGTTTTGCGTGAACTGCCGACAACATCTCTTTTTCAATTTTTCTCATGTTAAAACCCTCCCGTTCTGTAGATATAAACAAGCGCCAAACTAGCACCGCCAACCAAGCCAAACAAACAAGCCAATACAACGTCTTTAAATGTAGTTTTTTTCATAATCACCTCTTAAAAGTTTTGGAAAATCACTTTGCTTTCACTAGTTACACCAACTAGCAAAGTATTCTTTTCTAAATAATCTAGGACTTGGATGTCGATGTTGCGCTCATAGTCAACGTCTAAATTAAACGCATCGATTACATCGTGAATAGACATCTCGGAATATTCGCAACAGATTGCGATAGGGTCGAACTCTATTTCCTCGTTCATATCTTCTTCAAACAATTCAAAATGATCAAACAAGAACCCTTGACCCTCATAAGAGAAGTTATCAGGGCGGACTTGATTCATTTGGAAGCGGAACATATCTTTAGTTAACGTTTGTTTCATGGTCATTTAGCCTTTACTTTAGATTAGTTGATTTACCGAACTACGGGGTTAGTGTAACAAGATTTATTGCACTTAACAAGGCAATTGCAATAAATGTTGTTGCACATTGTGAGAAAAATGGATTTTTTAGGGTCAAATTGTCAAAAGTAGGGTCAAGATTTTGGAAGGGTTGACACATACGAGAGGCGTTACCAGGTAAAGCGAAAAAGGTTTTTAGGGTCAAATTGTCATTATTTAGTTAATAGCTTAATAAATAGAAGATAGGTATTTGTGAGGAATGTATACGAGCTCGGTATATCGATTTTAATTTGATGACAATTTGACAATTTGACCCTACTTTTTCGCCCGCTGTTTGTTGTCCCTGAAAAAAGTTAAGTCCCTTTTTTGCGTAGATGATGACTTTAAAACTAATGACAATTTGACCCTACTTTTTTCTCGATGACAATTTGACCCTACTTTTTAGCGCGTGACAATTTGACCCATGTTTGAGGGCGCCCAATCATCGATCCAAAAACCGATGACAATGTGACAATGTGACCCTAAAAAAACCGTATGACCGCAAAGCCTTACCGCATAAGGGCGCCCGCCTTTTGCAACCCGCAAAGCCCCACGGCACAAAGGCGCAACGCCTGGCAGCCAAAAAGCATTTTTCTGAAAGGCCACCCCCAGGGGTCCGGGGGTATGGGTCAATTTGGCTAGGTGCTCTCGTGAACAAATTTTTTATTTTTTAGAAATAACTTTACAGTCCACCCAAAATAACTTTACATTGCACACGCAGTAAAAAGTTTGATACACTCACACCATGTTTCATTCCATACCCTATGAACCTCGTAAGCTCGAAGCCACAGAGGGACGGCTCGAAGCTATATACGCCGCAGCCAAGATTGGCTTGAAAGGTGACGCCCTCGCTTTAGCTGCGGGAATGTTGCCCACTGAATACAGACAATTGACTCAGTTTGATCCCGTCGCGGAAATGGCAGAACTCAAAGGCCGCGCTGATGGCGAGCGTGAAATGTCGCAAGTGCTCCACGCCGCGGCGCTCAACGGTGACGCTAAAGCAGCCCTTGAAATCTTGAAGCACCAGCACGGCTGGGTGGCTAAACAACAAATTAACGTTGAAGTTGATCAGCGCATCTCTATCACGCAGGCGTTAGAAGATGCACAAAAACGCGTGATTGACGCCATCGACATAACAGACATTACACCTAAACTTGAGAATGATTCTCAACAGCAGATGATTCACGTGGAACAACAACAAAAGGCTGCCTAAGTGCAAGAACCCATCTACTCGGCAAAAGACGAACAAGAACTAATGAGCAGGTTGTGGTCGCCTGCGCTCAAAGATAACCCACTAGCTTGGGTGATGTATACCTTTCCGTGGGGGCAAAAAGGCACGCCACTCGAACACTTCGTTGGGCCACGCAAATGGCAAAAAGAGGTCTTGACGCAACTCGGCGAGCACATCAAAGAGAACAATGGACTGGTTGACTTCAACACTTTTAGGATGGCAACCTCATCTGGCCGTGGTATTGGTAAGTCAGCCCTAGTCAGTTGGATAGTCATTTGGATGTTAACCACCCGCATCGGGTCGTCGACCATTGTGTCTGCTAACAGCGAATCGCAGCTACGGTCTATCACCTGGGCGGAGATTACCAAGTGGTTATCAATGTCCATCAACAGCCATTGGTTTGAGGTATCAGCCACAAGAGTGATGCCAGCCAAGTGGATTACGGAACTGGTTGAACGTGACCTCAAGATGGGTACAAGATATTGGGGTGCGGAAGGTCGACTCTGGTCGGCTGAGAATCCTGACGCTTACGCGGGCGTGCATAACTTCGCGGGTGTATTATTGGTATTTGACGAGGCGTCTGGTATTGACGACTCGATATGGTCAGTCGCCGCGGGTTTCTTCACGGAGAACACGCCAAACAGATTCTGGTTGGCATTCTCGAACCCGCGGCGCAATTCTGGGTATTTCTACGAAACCTTCCACGGTAAGCGGGACTTTTGGAAAAACAAGATTGTAGACGCCCGAACCGTAGAAGGCACGGACAAAGCGGTGTATCAGTCAATCATTGACGAATACGGCTCAGACTCAAGCCAAGCGCACGTTGAGGTCTATGGTCAATTCCCGAACGCATCGGATGATCAGTTCATCTCTAGCTTGGTGGTAGACGAAGCCATGCAACGTGAGAAGTACAAAGACCTGTCCGCGCCCATCGTCATCGGTGTCGATCCAGCCCGATTCGGGTCTGACTCTACTGTTATTGCAGTGCGTCAAGGGCGCGACATCATTGAGATTAAGAAGTACAAAGGTGACGACACCATGGAAACAGTGGGTCGTATTATTGAAGCCATTGAAGAATACAAGCCAGCACTGGTCAACATCGACGAAGGTGGTCTGGGCGCAGGTGTGGTGGATCGCCTCAAGGAACAGCGGTACAAAATCAGAGGTGTGAACTTCGCAAACCGAGCCAAGAACCCGATGATGTATGGCAACAAACGTGCTGAGATGTGGGGTGACATGAGGGACTGGCTACGCAGTGCGGCCATACCATCCGACCGCTACCTTAAAACCGACCTCATCAGTCCACTGATGAAACCCGACAGCAAGGGGTCAATCTTCTTGGAAAGCAAAAAAGACATGAAAGCTAGAGGTCTAGCGTCACCCGACGCAGCCGATGCTATCGCTTTGACGTTTGCCTACCCTGTGGCATCAAGGCAGTATGTTGACAAGTCACCGCGCCGTGGCTATTCTAGTATGCAATCAGTATCTAACTCATGGATGGGATCGTAATGGCCACTAAAAAACATGACAAACCGATACCCCGCACGACCACGGGTAAAGGTGCGAACTACAAACCCACCGAAAAAGGTGCTGGTATGACTGCCAAAGGAAGGGCTGAGTACAATGCAAAAAATAACGCAAATCTTAAACCGCCTGCTCCAAATCCTAAGACTAAAGCCGACGCAGGCCGTAAAGCCAGCTTCTGCGCCAGAATGTCAGGAGTTGTTGCAAAAGCCAAAGGCGACGCCCCGCGCGCGAAAGCCGCGCTCAAAAGTTGGAACTGTGGAAAAAAGTAAGGAGAAGAAAGTGGCAACTAAACCAGGACTATACGCAAACATTCACGCTAAACGCGAACGCATCAAAGCCGGCAGTGGCGAGAAGATGAGAAAGCCAGGCACAGCCGGAGCACCGACTGCCAAAGCGTTCAAAGAATCTGCTAAAACAGCCAAGCCAGCTAAGAAAGGTAAATGATGCCGTTGAAAAAATCCGCAAGCAAAGAGGCGTTTCGCAAGAACATCAAAGCCGAAGTGCAATCAGGCAAACCAGTCAAGCAAGCAGTGGCAATCGCCTACTCAGTCAAGCGTGAAGCTAGTAAAGGTAAAAGCAAAAAATGATGCGTCCGTTAAGTAATTGTGTTTTAATTCGTCAAGACATAGAAAAGCTATCATCTTTAATAGTTTTACCCCAAAACAAATTATTTAGCGGTATCATTGTGGCTGCAGGCGAAGGCAAAAAACTACCGAAAGGTGGCATTGAGCCTATGAACGTCAAAGTCGGCGACCACGTGCTATTCGGTGAATATTCAGGCCAAAAGGTCACAGTGGACGGCGAAGAACTATTGATGATGCGCGAACCAGACGTGATCGGGATATTAGATGAGTGATCCAACAGGCATAAACAAAGCAGGTCAAGTAGCCAACGTAGGCAGTAATCCTACTGGTCCAGATGATCACCGCGACAAACTCGCTGAAATGCGCCACCGCTACAAGATGGCGTTAGGTGCTTACTCTGACAGCCGTGAAGATGAACTTGATGACTTGCGGTTTATGGCAGGCTCGCCAGACAACCAATGGCAGTGGCCAGCAGACGTATTGCAAACCCGCGGTTCAGTCCAAGGTCAAACCATCAACGCGCGCCCATGCCTGACAATTAACAAACTGCCGCAACACGTTCGTATGGTTACAAACGAACAGCGTCAGAACAGACCAAGTGGTAAGGTCATTCCAGCAGACGACAACGCAGACGTACAAGTTGCAGCTATCTATGACGGCATGGTTCGTCATATTGAGTATATGTCAGACGCTGACGTAGCCTACGACACAGCCTGCGAAAACCAAGTAACGTATGGTGAAGGCTACATCCGCATCCTAACGGAATACTGTGATGAGAACAGCTTTGACCAAGACCTACGCATTGGTCGTGTACGTAACAGCTTCAGTGTTTACATGGATCCAATGGCTCAAGACCCAACGGGCGCGGATGCTGAGTTTTGCTTTATTACAGAAGATTTAACCAAAGAAGAATATGAGCGTGAGTACCCTAACGCGGCGCCCCTCAGTTCTATGTTGGCAAGCGGTGTGGGCGACCAGTACCTTAGCCAGTGGTTAGATGAGAACACAGTGCGTATTGCTGAATATTTTTACTACACGCACAAAAAAGAAACATTGAACTTGTACCCAGGCAACAACTCATTCTTTGAGGGTACACCTGAAGATAAAGACATGAAGCGCATGGGTGTGAAACCTATCCGCAGTCGCCAAGTAGACCGCAAAAAAGTCATGTGGATGAAAACCAACGGCTTTGAAGTCTTGCAAGAGCAAGAGTGGGCTGGTAAGTGGATTCCTGTGGTACGCGTGATTGGTAACGAGTTTGAAGTTGAAGGTCAAATTTACATCTCTGGCTTGGTACGTAATGCTAAAGATGCACAGCGTATGTATAACTATTGGACTAGCCAAGAAGCTGAGATGTTGGCTTTGGCGCCCAAAGCACCGTTTATTGGTTATGGCGGTCAGTTTGAAGGCTATGAAATGCAGTGGAAAACTGCCAACACGACCAACTGGCCGTATTTGGAAGTTAACCCTGACGTAACAGATGGCGCAGGTGCAGTATTGCCGTTGCCACAACGTGCTGCCCCACCGCTACCACAGACAGGCTTGATTCAAGCCAAGATGGGGGCGAGTGAGGACATCAAATCAACCACAGGTCAGTACGATGCAAGCCTTGGAGTTGGTGGTAATGAACGCTCAGGCCGTGCTATTTTGGCTCGTGAAAAGCAGGGCGACACAGGCACTTATCATTACGTAGACAACTTGGCACGCGCCATCCGTCACATCACACGTCAATTAGTGGATATGATTCCTAAGATTTACGATACAGAGCGTATTGCTCGTATTGTGGGTATTGATGGCGAAGTGGACATGGTAAAAATCAACCCAGAACAGCCAGAACCAGTCAAAGAGATTCGTGATGTTGACACAGGCATCTTGATTGAGAAGATTTACAACCCAGGTGTTGGTAGATACGACGTGGTTGTGACCACTGGCCCAAGTTACATGACCAAACGTCAAGAGTCTATGGACGCAATGAGTCAAATTCTGCAAGGCAACCCTCAGTTGTGGGCTGTTGCAGGTGATTTATTCGTTAAAAACATGGATTGGCCTGGTGCTCAAGAGTTGGCAGCACGTTTGGCTAAGACGATTGATCCGAAATTGCTTGAAAATGGCGATAAAGACCCTGCGTTGCAGGCTGCTGAACAGCAAATTCAAGCCATGGGTCAAGAAATGGAACAAATGTACGCTATGATGCAGAATTTCCAGAAATCTGTGGAAGTTCAAGACCTAGAACGTAAGAATTTTGAAGCTGAAATCAAGGCATATCAAGCTGAAACACAGCGAATCAGCGCAGTTCAAGCAGGTATGACACCTGAGCAGATTCAAGACATTGTAATGGGTACCATTGCAGCAGCTTTGGACACTGGCGATTTAGTTGGCCAAGAGTTAGAGCGTCAATCAATGGAAATGCCTCAAGAAATGTCGATGGAAGGTCAAGTACCACCTGAAATGATGGGTCAAGAGATGCAAATGGAAGGTCAAGTACCGCCAGAAGGAATGTCACAATGAAAAAATGTGCTGACTTTATAGGGATGTTGTTTTTAGCTCGTGATGTGACTCATTCAGCACATTTGAACACCCGCAGCTATGCAAAACACAAGGCTTTACAGAAGTTTTACGACAATATTATTGATTTGGCTGATGGTTTTGCAGAAGCATACCAAGGTCGCTACGGTTTGATTGGCCCAATCAGCTTGATGTCTGCAAAAAAGACAGGTAACGTGGTTGAGTTTTTAGAAGATCAGCTTGCTGAACTAGAAGCCATGAGATACGATGTATGCGACAAGACAGATAGCCCATTGCAAAATTTAATTGATGGCATTATTGAGTTGTATTTATCAACCCTTTACAAGCTTAAATTCTTAGCATGACGGTAAAAGTAACCCATTCAACTGCCGCGGATAGTAGCTTTAGCGCTACTGGTGTAGCAGCTTGGGAAGCCGATCACACGCTTGCGGGCGTAGGGACGATGGCAGAACAAAATGCCAATAACGTCAATATTACAGGCGGGTCAATTAGTGGGGTGACAGTTGCGGGTGTAGTGACAAACGTAACAGGCACAGCACCGATTGCGTCTAGTGGTGGTACAACCCCTGCTATTAGCATACCTAAAGCAACAACATCCGTAGATGGTTACTTGTCAGCTACTGATTGGACAACTTTTAACAATAAACTATCTACGGCAGTGACATCTGCTACAGCAGGCACAGGAATGTCTGTTTCAGCGTCAACTGGGCCAGTAACCTTTACCAACACAGCGCCCGACCAAGTGGTTGCCTTAACGGGCGCAGGGACTACTGTAGTTACGGGGGTTTACCCTAACTTCACTATTACTTCTAACGATGAATTCGACGGTGATGTTGTTGGCCCAGCTTCAGCAACAGATAACGCAATTGCGCGTTTTGATAGCACTACTGGTAAATTAATTCAAAACTCAGTAGTTACTGTAAGCGACACAGGCGCAATTGCTGGCGCAACGACTATTACAGACCTAGATTACCTAGACTTTGACACTACTTATGCAACAACGCTTGGTGCTGGTCAATTAGGTTGGAACGGTAACGACACGCTTGGTTTAGGCATGATTGGCGGTAATGTCGTGCAACACATTGGCGAAGATACATTCTTTTATGTAAAAGCTAGTGCCAACATTACTAAAGGCCAGTTATGTATGTTTACTGGTGCAGTAGGATCAAGTGGTGTATTGACTGCTGCTCCAGCTACTGCCATCCCATTTGCTGAAGCAATTATTGGTGTTGCTGCCGAAAATATTGCTAACAACGCATTTGGTTTGATTCAAAACACAGGCACATTAAAAGGTGTAGACACTTCAGCATTCTTAGATGGTGACGTTCTTTATTACAACTCTGCCGTAACTGGCGGTTTTACCAAGGTTTTTCCAACGAGTGGCTCTATTGTTATTGCTGCTGCGGTAGCTAAATCAGGCTCAGGCGGTTCAGGCATTCTGACAATTCGTGTTTCATTCCAAACAAGGGTTACTGCTGGCACAGCAATGTCTGTAACTCAAGGCAACGATGTGGTGACGGTCACAAATACTGCCCCTGACCAAGTTGTTAGCTTAACTGGTGCTGGAACGACATCAATTAGCGGAACGTACCCTAATTTTACTGTTACAAGTAATGACCAATACGATGGTACAGTTACTAGTGTTAGTGGTACAGGAACAGTGTCAGGAATATCTTTATCAGGTACAGTAACGTCTAGCGGCAGTTTAAGTTTGGGGGGTAGTTTAGATTTATCTAGCCCACCAACCATCGGTAGCGTGACACCTAACGATATTACTGGGGCGACAATTACAGCCGCTAAATTTGTAGGTGTTGCAGGAGGTAATTTTTAATGGATAACTTTTTTAATGGAAAATTCTTTGCAGGTGGCTTTTTTGGGTCTATCATAGAAGCTGCTGAACAACTTTATGTAAAACTTCGGTCATTTACCGAGCGTGGGAGATTTTAATGGCTATTAATTTAAAAGCGATAACGGTTTGTATCGGTTATCAACAAATCACTAGCTTGAGCTCTGCTCAAAGCTTAACAGTACCTTTGCTAGACAAAACAGGTCTTAATCAAAAGCCTACGTTTGCTTTGATTACTCCTGAAACACAAGGTGTTCGTTGGCGTGATGACGGTACGGCTCCAACATCAACAGTTGGTATGCCTTTGGCGGCTGGCGTGACTTTACAGTACGACGGCGATTTAAATAAAATTCAATTTATTGAGCAAACTGGTTCAGCCAAGCTCAATATTTCATACTACGCGTAAGGATTAGCTATGGATCTTTCTAACGGCTCAGGTGGTATCGACTCAAGCAAGTTGGTCGAATATTTCTCTACTCAATTTTTAAAAGACCTTGGTCAAATGGCCGTATTGCGTGACGAATTGGCAAAACGCCAGGGCGCACTATCAGCCGTTGAAGATGCTAACAAACTTCGCGCAGATGCTGAAGCTTATGCTGAAAGCAGAAAAGCTGAAACAGACATTAATTTAGCAGAAGCTAAAGCAGCTAATGATGCGTCTAAAGTGCTAAAAGTCGCGCTAGACGCACGTGAAGCCGAGCTAAATACTCGTGAAGGTCAACTTGATAAAGACACAGTTGCATTGGCTAAAGCTGTAGACGCACACAAACAAGCTGTATCAGATGCAGAAGTATCTTTACAGAACGCTCAAAATGAATTAAAAATAGCACAAGATAAGTTAGCTGCTGATCAAGCAGCGTTAGATGCACGTGTTAAGGCATTCCAAGACAAGGTTGCATCTATTAACGTATAAATTTTAAACCGTACTGATGCGGTTCATCAGGGTTTCTAAGGAAACAAAAAATGGACGAAAGTCAAGAAGTAGTACCAGCGGAAGTACCCGCGCCGGAACTGGAAGCAACGGCTGCACCAGACACCGAAGTAGTAGCGCCGGAAGAAACGCCAGTTGAGCAGGCCGCTAAGACCTTCACACAAGAAGAATTAGACGCTGCGATTGGCAAAAGGCTCGCAAGAGAGCAACGTAAGTGGGAAAGAGAACAGGCTGCAAAGCAAGCAGAAATGCAAGCCAAGCAAGCGGTTACAGTGGAACTCCCGCCAGCGGATAGCATGGATCCTGAGCAGTATGCTGAGTTATTGGCAGAACGCAAGGCTCAAGAGCTAATCGCAAGGCGTGAAGAAGCTAGACAGCAAGCCGAACTCCTTGAGGCATTTCACGAACGTGAAGAAGAAGCTAGAAATAAATATGATGACTTTGAACAAGTCGCATACAACCCTAAACTTCCAATCACAGACGCGATGGCTCAAACGATTCAACAGTCCGAAGTTGGGCCAGATATTGCCTATTATTTAGGTAGTAACCCCAAGGAAGCTGAACGTATTTCTCGTTTATCTGCGCTTATGCAGGCAAAAGAAATTGGAAAGATTGAAAGCAAACTTGCTGACAATCCGCCCGTAAAGAAAACCTCGAATGCTCCGGCGCCTATTGCTCCGGTGACGGCTAGAACCTCTGGTTCACCTGCATACGATACTACTGATCCACGCTCGCTTAAAAGCATGAGCACATCAGAATGGATTGAAGCAGAACGCCAACGCCAGATCAAGAAGTACGAAGCTCAGAGAAACCGCTAACCCATTTTTTGAAAGAATAATATGTCAAACTCAATCTTAACCATTGACATGATTACTCGTAAGGCCCTAGAAATCCTCGAGAACAATCTTGTCTTAACTCGTAACGTAAACCGTCAATATGACGACTCTTTCGCTGTAGAAGGCGCTAAAATTGGTTCTACATTGCGTATCCGTTTACCGGATCGTGCTTTAGTAACTGACGGCGCAGCTTTGCAAGTTCAGTCAGACAACGAGCAATTCACAACTTTGGCTGTTGCTAACCAAAAGCACATCGGCGTGAACTTTACATCTGCTGAATTGACAATGCAGTTAGACGACTTTGCAGAGCGTGTTTTGAAACCACGTATCTCTCAATTGGCTTCTTCTATCGACGCTGACGTAGCTAACGCTTACAAAGCAATCGGTAACTCAGTTGGTACACCTGGCACAACTCCTTCTACTTCATTGGTGCTGTTACAAGCTCAACAGAAGTTGAACGAAAACGCTGCTGTTATGTCACCACGTTACGCTACTGTTAACCCAGCAGCTAACGCTGGCTTAGTTGAAGGCATGAAAGGTTTGTTTAACCCAACAGACACTATCAGCAAGCAATTTAAGAACGGCATGATGGGTATGGGCGTTTTAGGCTTTGACGAAGTAAATATGTCACAGTCTATCAAGCAACATACAAACGGCGACTGGGGTACAGGTATCACTGTAACTTCAACTGTAACTACTGAAGGCGCAACAACTCTTGGTATCAGCTTCACAGGCTCAAGCAAGACTTGGAACGTTGGTGACGTATTTACAATCGCTGATGTATACGCTGTTAACCCACAGACACGTGAATCAACTGGCTCACTACAACAGTTCACTGTAACTGCTGCTGCGACTGGTTCTTCAACAGCTACATTGTCTATCAGCCCTGCGTTGTACTCTGCTGGTCAAGCTTTGGCCACAGTAGCTGCATTGCCTATCGCTGGTAAGACAGTAACTATGTTGGGTTCTGCTCTTGGTCAGTACGCTCAGAACTTGGTATACCACAAAGATGCAATCACTTTCGCGACTGCTGACTTGTTGATGCCACAGGGCGTAGACATGGCTTCACGTCAAGTTCACAACGGTATCTCAATGCGTATTGTTCGCCAATACGACATTAACAACGACCGTTTGCCTTGCCGTATTGACGTGTTGTATGGCTACAGCACAATCCGTCCACAGATGGCCTGCCGTATTTGGGGCTAATCTAACTGCTCCCGCGCAAGCGGGGGCTTTTTAACTTATTCGTAAAGGAAATTCATCATGGCTCTACCAAATGGTGCAGGTGGTTATCAATTAGGCGACGGTAACGTCGGTGAAGCTCAGTTGAGCATTCAAGGCGCTCCAACGCTATTGTCTGCTGACGTAACAGTTACTGCTGCTCAGTTAGCTAACGGTCTATTCACAGTAGACTCTGCTGCTGACATCACAGCAACTCTACCGACTGTAACAGTTCTTGAAGCTGGTATCAGCAGCGCAGAGAAGCCTAATAGCTCATTCGACTTCGCAGTTGTTAACGTTGACGCTTCATACCAAGTGACTTTTGCAGTTGGTACAGGTTGGACAATCGTTGGCAATGCAGTTGTTCTTGAAGCTACTTCAGCCCAGTTCCGCGCCCGTAAAACAGGCGTAGGTACATGGACTTTGTATCGTATTGCTTAATGTAATATGCCCCGCTTCGGCGGGGTCTTTATAAAGGAAACAGCATGGCTAACAACACTAAACCTATTGGTGTAGCGTATTCAGATCCATTGCTAGACGGCGCTCGTTTTGTGCCAGAAGTTGCTGCTAACACAGCTGCTTTGACCACAATTACTTCCACCGCTCCTGGCACTGCTGACTACGCTATTCAAGACCTGACAGACACAGGTGGTTTTGGTTTTGCGACTAAAGATGAAGGCAACACTGTCCTCGCCGTTATCGCTAACCTACAAGCCCGTGTATCACAGCTTGAAACTAAACTAGCAGTTTACGGTTTACTACCATAAAAATAGGGGCTTCGGCCCCTATCTAAATAAAGAAAATATGCCACTTATCTATCTACAACATCCATTGCACGGCGAAAAAATCGCTACTATGGAATTAGAAGCAGAAAATGATGAACAAAATGGCTGGACACGATATACTATCGACACGCCAACTGAATCAGTTGAAGTGGTCGAAGAACAGCTAGAGCCTGTCGTCGAAGAAGTTGTCAACACACTTAAACCAAAGACACGACGTAAATCAGTATAAGGAGTAAGCCATGACCACGGCGAATGACCAAATTAACGGCGCGTTGCGCTTACTAGGTGTATTAGCCGAGGGTGAAACGCCTTCCGCAGCAACATCACAAGATGCTTTGACTGCGCTCAATCAAATGATTGACTCATGGAATACTGAGCGTTTATCTGTCTACGCAACCATAGACCAAGTAAAAACTTGGCTACCTAATTTAATATCTAACACGCTAGGCCCTACCGGTACGCTTGTTGGACAACGCCCTATTTTGATTGATGATGCAACATACTTCCGTGATCCGTCTAACAACATCTCGTTTGGTATCAAGCTCATCAACCAACAACAATACAACGGTATTGCTGTTAAAACAGTAACATCCACGTATCCGCAGGTGATGTGGGTCAATATGACCTACCCTGACGTTGAAGTGTACGTGTACCCAGTGCCTACTAAGCCTCTTGAGTTCCACTTTGTGTCGGTTGAGCCAATTACTAACGTATCTAGCTTGTCAACTAACATCACCATGCCGCCTGGCTACTTGAGAGCTTTTAAATACAACTTGGCGCTTGAGATTGCAGCCGAGTTCGGTATTAACCCTAACCCACAGGTGTCACGCATTGCGATGACATCTAAGCGTAACTTGAAGCGCATTAACAACCCTGACGACATCATGGCGTTGCCATACAGCTTGGTAGCAACTCGTCAGCGCTTCAACATTTACAGCGGTAACTACTAATGCAGACGCCTATCTTAGGACAGGCGTACGTCGCTCGCAGTGTTAACGCGGCGGATAACCGCATGGTCAACTTATACCCTGAAGCAATCCCTAACGAAGGTCAAACTGCAGGGTGGTTGCAACGCGCCCCTGGCTTGCGTTTGTTAGCAACCATTGGTAACGGCCCGATTCGTGGTTTGTGGGACTTTCAGCCTGACTCTACAACAGCCTTTGTGGTTTCAGGCGATAGACTATACAAGATTGACGCAAGCTACAACGCAACGTTTTTAGGTGTTGTGACAGGCACTGGGCCAGTTAGCATGGCCGATAACGGTACGCAATTGTTTATCGCAGCTAATGGCCCAAGTTACATTTACAACAACACAACCAATGTGTTTGCTCAGATTACCGACGTAGATTTTCCAGGCGCGGTGACTGTGGCTTACCTAGATGGTTATTTTGTATTTAACGAGCCGAACAGCCAAAAGGTGTGGGTTACTAGCTTGTTAGACGGCTTGTCTGTTGATCCTTTGGATTTTGCTAGTGCAGAAGGCTCACCTGACTTATTAACATCATTAATAGTCAGCAACCGTGAAGTTTGGTTGCTTGGTACTAACTCAATTGAAGTATGGTACGACGCAGGTACACCCGACTTCCCTTTAGCACGTATTCAAGGAGCATCTAACGAGATTGGTTGCGCTGCGCCATACTCAGTAGCCAAAGCAGACAACAGCGTGTTTTGGCTAGGTTCTGACACACGTGGTAGGGGTGTTATTTATAGATCTAACGGCTACACTGGCGTCCGTGCTTCCAACCACTCAGTTGAATGGCAAATACAGAACTACGGCAACATTAGCGACGCAGTAGCTTACACCTATCAGCAAGACGGCCATACTTTCTACGTAATTAACTTTCCAAGTGCAGGTAAAACGTGGGTTTACGACATCACTACGCAATCATGGCATGAGAGAGCAGGTTGGTCTAATGGCGATTTTGTACGCCATCGTAGCAACTGTCAAATGAGTTTTAACAACGAAATTATCGTAGGCGACTACGAAAACGGCAACATTTACGCTTTTGACCTAGATGTTAATAGCGACAACGGTGCAATCCAAAAGTGGCTTAGGTCATGGAGAGCGTTACCATCAGGTACAAACAACCTTAAGCGTACGGCTCAACATAGTCTACAACTTAATTGTGAAACGGGCGTCGGCTTAAATTTAGGCCAAGGCAGCGACCCCGAGGCAATGTTGCGTTGGTCAGATGACGGCGGTCATACGTGGTCTAACGAACATTGGACTAAGATGGGTAAGATTGGTCAATACGGCTACCGCGCGTTTTGGCGTCGTCTTGGTATGACTTTAAAGTTGCGTGACCGCGTGTATGAGGTATCAGGTACAGACCCAGTGAAAATTGCAATTGTTGGTGCTGAACTCATCATTGATGGGACAAACGCGTAATGGCTAGTCCATTAAATATTACCAAAATACCTGCACCGCGGGTAGCTATTATTGACCCTAATACTGGATTAATCTCACGTGAATGGTATCGTTTTTTATTAAATTTGTTTGATTTGACTGGCGCAGGTACTAACGCGGTTTCTTTAGATGAACTGCAAATAGGCCCTCCTAACGTAACGATTGATCAAATAAATCAAAACATAAATAAAGATAAGTTTGTTGATCTTGCACCGCAATACCAAGATTTATCAGGTTTAATTAAAAACTTGTTTTATGAAGCTCAGTTAGGCTACCAACGCCAAGAAATCGGCACTATTGCGCCGCAAAACGCTGAAAATGTTTCTATTACTGGTGGGCGTATTGATGGAACGCCAATCGGCGATACAACGACAAGTTCAGGTAAATTTACAACGTTAAATGCTACAGGCGGAATTGGCGGCGGTACTTTCTAAAAAAGTGACAAACATGATAAAAAAACATACAATCGTTCAAAATTAAGGAACTACCATGCCACAAAGCGGATATACCCCTATTCAGATATACTCCAGTTCATCTGCTGGTAATACCCCGTCGGCTGGAAATTTAACTAATGACACTAAAGGCGCTGAATTAGCAATTAATATTGCGGACGGCAAATTATTTTATAAAGACGCGTCTAACGTAGTGCAAGTGCTTGCTAATGCTTCATGGTCGGGTACAGTAACTAGTGTCGGTGCTACAGCGCCAATTGCATCTTCTGGCGGTACAACACCTACAATTAGCATTAGCCAGGCTACAACAAGTACAAACGGGTATTTATCTAGTACAGACTGGAACACTTTTAACAATAAACAACCAGCACTTGTTAGCGGCACTAACCTCAAAACTGTAAGTGGAACAAGTTTATTAGGGTCTGGTGATTTAGGTACCATAGGCGCTACATACGGCGGTACAGGTCAATCAAGCTATACAACTGGCGATCTATTGTACGCATCTAGTAGCACAGCACTAGCTAAATTAGCTGATGTAGCAACTGGAAACGCATTGATTTCAGGTGGTGTCGGCGCGGCGCCTTATTGGGGTAAGATTGATCTTACAACCCATGTATCTGGCACATTACCTGTTGGAAACGGCGGTACAGGTCAAGCCAGCACTTTAACTCAATACGGTTTGGTGTACGCTGCAACTACAACTGCAATGGGCAGCACTGCAGCGGGTACATCATCACAAGTATTGATTGGCAACGCATCTGGCGCGCCGACTTGGTCTGGTACACCGTCAATTACATCAATTAATGCTGGCAACATGAAACTTTCTGGCAACACGCTAGAAAGTACTAACACCAACGGTAGCATAAATATTACGCCAAATGGAACTGGCGACGTTGTTCAATCTCAATCATCTAATACAAGATACTGGAATATTGCAACAACACACCCAGGTTATCTAGGTTACGGCGGTATTGTAGAACTTGGAATAACAACCAACCAATACGGCAACATTGGCGCACAAATTCGACCTAGAGCATACGGAAACGTTAACGAACAAAAAATAGGACTATCATTTTTTGTTCAAGCTGGCGCTTCAGCGTCGGCTACACCACGTATGCACATTACTGAAGGCGGCGTAATAATGCCTGCCGTTGATGGAACGCAAAACATTGGTACAAATTCGTTTTATGATGGATCGTCTAGCGTCAATATGCGCTGGAATACCATCTACGCAACAAACGGAACCATCAACACATCTGATGGGCGAGAAAAAACTGATATACAAGAGTCAGATTTAGGTTTAGCTTTTATTCAATCTTTACAGCCTGTATCGTATCGTTGGATTTCGCCAGACCCAGCAGTAGCTTGGGTAAAAAATGAAGATGGCGGTGTCGAAAAAATTGAAACGCCAAAAGCAAAAGGTCGTAAACATTACGGTCTAATTGCTCAACAGTTAGCCCAAGCAGCGTTAGCAAATAATGTAGACTTAGATGATTTTGCCATTTATATTGAAGGCGACCCAAAAAACCCTGAATCGTCAAAAGGATTGCGTTACCACGAATTGATTTCACCGATGATTAAAGCAATTCAAGAGCTAAAAGCAGAATTTGACGAATATAAAAAATTACATCCATGAAAGGATATTAAATGAGCGTATCTTTAAGCTTAGTAGCTGGTGCTGGTTGGCAGTTTTTTGATGATAGTGGGTCGCCATTAAGCGGCGGCTTGATATACACTTATTTAGCTGGCACTACTACACCCGCTACAACATACACTAGCTCTACAGGTTTAGTAGCTAACAGCAATCCGATTGTATTAAATTCGGCAGGCAGAGTACCGTATGAAATTTGGCTAACTTCTACTGTTGCCTACAAATTTGTATTAAAAGATTCTAACGATGTATTGATAGGAACTTACGATAATATTAAAGGCTCTGATGGGGATTTAGAAATATTTAAAGCTTCATTAGCTTCTAGCGCTGGGTCAACTTTAGTAGGAACTACATACGCAGGGTCTGGCGTTACAAGAACCGTTGCTGCGAAATTGTACGACACTGTTTCAGCTAAAGATTTTGGTTTTGCCACAACTAATACTGCCGCGCAAAACAAAACAGCTTTAGAAGCCGCTATCGCCGCGTCGGATGTTATTTATATCCCAACTGGAAACTATCCAATTACAGGGCCGATAGACGTAACTAATAAACAAATTCACGGCGCAGGTATGGGGGAAACTACCCTCACCATGACTGGCACAAACACTCAAACAACTTTGTTTTACAACAATAAAACATCGTCAGCGTCGTGGGGCACTGGTGGTAGTTTGATGTTAACTAACATGACTTTGCAAGGGAATTGGGATGGTAGCACCGCACTAACACCTAGCAGTTGGGATGACACCGCCGCTGCTGTTAAATTTGCTTCTGGTACAAGTATCAGAATAAATGATATTCAAGTAAATTATTGGTACGGCCACGGTATTTCATTCTATCGTCTTGGCTATTCTTATTTCCGCAACTGCAATGTTGCCGCATCAGCTTACAACGGAATGCACTTTGAAGCCCCTAATGGCGGCGATGCAATTACATCAACTTGGGTGACTAACGCAACTATTAACAGTAACGGACGCGGTGTTGGAAGTCATGGCAACGTATATGTTAAAAACGGCGTCGGCTTTTGGGTTGAAAACATAACTTTTGAAGATAGCTATTGTGGTCTATATATTGATGGTAACGACAATCGCAACGTTACAGTGATAACTTGTCATTGCGAATCTTGTCCGTCAGGAATTATTAATTATAACGGCGCTGGAACAAATACTTGTTTAATTGATTGTTTTGCAGATGCTGCAATTAGCCGTTCACAACCGCAATTTCAAACTATGATTGCTTTTGGTAACAGTGGGGGTGCGTTAAATGCTATTGAACAGACATGGACTTGGGGAAACGTGGCGACAAATAACACCGCGGGTATTCAAGTTAATACTGGGGCAGGGGACGCGTATTTAATTGCGCGTAGTGGTCATCCAGGCTATTTTGGCAATTCAACTGCATACTTATCGCCTAGCATTACCACTAACCAATACGGCGACAAAGGCCCTCGTATGCTTGCTAAAGCGTTTGGTAACAATAACGAAGATAAAATTGGTATAAGTTGGACAACTAGAGTAGGTGCATCGGATGCCAATACAGAGCAGCTAATACTTACTAGCACTGGTGTTTTGATGCCAGCAGTTGATGGCACACAAGATTTTGGTTCTTTAAGTTTTTATAACGGTACATCAAATGTTCCTTTCCGTTGGAAAGACATCTGCGCCACTAACGGCACTATTCAAACATCAGATGAGCGTGAAAAAACAGACATCGCTGCCACTACGCTTGGTTTAAGTTTTATAAAAGATTTACACCCAGTGTCATATAAATGGAAAAATGCGGGTGTGGAATACACCGATGAATATGATGCCGAAGGAAATTTTGTTAAAGTTAACCAAACACAAAAAGCAGGTAAACGTGATCACCAAGGTTTAATTGCTCAAGAAGTTGCGCAGGTATTGGAAAAACACGGTTTAAGTACAGACAAGTTTGCTGGATTTATTCATGCAGACCCTAGCAATCCTGAGTCACCTATGGGTTTGCGTTACGCCGAGTTTATTGCGCCTTTGATTAAAGCAGTGCAAGAATTATCTGCAGAGATAGATATTTTGAAAGGTAATAAATGACAATTACAGCAAAAGTTCTCGTACCAGCAAAAATTGTTGAAGCGACGCAACAAACTCAATATACGGCCGCTAACGTTACGACCATCATTGATAAGTTCACTGCAACAAATTACAGCGCGGCGGCGGCGTCAATTAGCGTTAATTTAGTTACGACCGCTGGAGCGGCTGGCGACTTGAACTTAATAACTAAAACCAAGACGCTACAACCATCTGAGGTGTATACCTTTCCTGAGTTGGTAGGCCAAATTTTGATGCCAGGTGATTTTATCTCAACGATTGCAGGGGCAGCAGCATCTATCAATATGCGCGTGTCTGGGCGTGAGATTACAAGCTAATGAAACAAACTAACGTGACTTACGACATCACACCATTTGCCAACATGGGCCTGGCAACGGTTGAAGTCACGAAAGAAAAGATTGTTGCGTTGCAAGACGAATTGCTTAAGATGGAGCAAGCGGACATTGTGACCGAGCACACATTTACGCCAGGCGTTTACGAGCGTAAGATTATCGTACCGCCGTGGTGTGTTTTAACAGGTGCACCGCACAAAACAGCCTACAAAGTTAGGCTTGAAAAGGGTACAATCGCTGTAAACATTGGTACAGAAGTAAAGATTTTGACTGCGCCGCTAGAGTTTGACGCAAGCGCAGGTGAACAACGCGTAGGGCGAGTGTTTGAAGATGAAGTCGTTTGGGTAGATATTTACGAAAATTTAGATGATTGTACGGATATTCCTACACTAGAAGATCGTTTATATGTTGTGCCTGAATGTGGTTTGGGGTCTAATAGAGTAAAAACGTTAGCTGCACCTGAAACGCAGCTTATGATAGAAGGAGAAGCATAATGGCCGGATTCGTAGCAGCAGCCGTTGTAGGTAGCGCCCTTATAGGATCGCAAGCCTCTAAATCAGCGGCCAAAACACAGGCAAGCGCATCGGCGGCGGCGACAGACGCGCAACGAGATATTTTTGAGCGTCAAGTTGAGCTCCAAACGCCTTACCGAGAGACCGGCGAAGAAGCACTTAATCGCTTACGCGTAGGCACTAGAGCAGGCGGTGAGTTTGACAAAGCGTTTTCTGAAACAAAATTCACGGCGGATCCAGGCTATGCGTTCCGTCTATCTGAAGGTATGAAAGCCCTAGATCGTACAGCCGCGGCTCGTGGTGGTTTATTGTCAGGATCAACTCTTAAAGGCGCGCAACGCTACGGTCAAGACTTAGCATCACAAGAATATCAAAATGCGTTCAATCGTTATTATGCTGAACGTACTAACAGACTACAGCCATTGCAATCATTGGCAGGTGTTGGTCAAACGTCTGCTAATACTTTGACAAGCGCAGCAGGTACGTTAGGTAGTCAAATTGGCTCTAACATCATCGGTGCAGGCAACGCTGCCGCTGCAGGTCAAGTAGGCTCGGCTAACGCTATTGCGCAAGGCGTTGGTCAAGGTATTAACTTTTACCAAGGTCAGCAATACTTAAACAGATTACCTAACTACAATGCTCCTACTATGTATGGCCCACCAAGCTCTGCAATGATGCCTTACGAAGGATAATATATGGCTACTATTGACCCAAGCATCGCTCTAGGCGTAAAGCCTGTACAAATTGAAGATCCAATCAATCGTTTTGCACGTCAACAAGAGTTGAACGTCAACATGATGAAAGCACAGGAGATGAATCAGGCAGTCCAAGATAGAAACTTACTTAGACAGCTAGACCCTTCATCTAAAGATTACATATCTCAAGTAGGCCGTATCAATCCTAAACTAGCGTTAGAGTTGCAAGAAGGTCGACTTAAAACTAAAAAAACAGGTTTAGAGATTGACGAAAAACAATTAGCGTTGCACCGCGAACGTGTAGCTGATTTGGCGTTTAATCCTTCTGACAATAACGTATTGGCTCATCTTGAAGATGGCGTGCTAAAAGGTAACATTACACCTGAGCAAGCCAAACAACAATGGGCGCAAGTAGGCGCAATGAACCCTGATCAACGTAAACAATACTTTACGCAAATGGGCGTCAACGCTGAAAAACGTCTAAGCGACCTTACAACGCGCCGGGGTCAAGACATCACCGCTGCTACAACACGCCGTGGTCAAGATTTGCAATACGACCCAGATTTGCAAGCTAAGATTGCTGGTGCTAAGAAGCGTGCTGAAGGTGAAGTGGCTCGTGAAGTTCAAGGTCAAGTTGACGTTGTGGCTAACCGCAAAGCTTTGGCTACCGCAGGTTACGATGCTGCAACTGGTAAAGACGACATTTCAGAACTTATCAAGAAGTCTACTGGTAGCTACCTTGGTAAAGCGATTGACATCGGTGAACGTGTATATGGTGGTTCTAACGAAGGTTCAAGAGCCTTACAAACCCTTACACAAAAAGCCAACGCAATTACATTCGGTTTGCTTAACGGTAAATTGGGTGCGGGTATTTCTAAGTCCGACGCTGAGTTGGTCGCAAGCTTAGTTGGTCAATTAGGTGACGGCACGTTGCCAGTTGCTGATCGTTTAGCTGCTTGGGAAAGCGCCAAAAACAATATGGTTCGTTTAGGTATGATTGAAGCACCTAAAGCACCTGCAAACAACGTCAATGTCCCTGGCGTAGGCACGCAAGTTAATACGCCTGGTAGTGGTGCAGCCCCTGCGGCTAAACCTACACTTGACTCAATCTTCGGAACATCTAAAAAATGACGACTATTCAGGAACAAATCGCTCAAGCTAAAGCCGCAGGATATGATGACGCCGCGATCACTAAGCACTTAAGTGGTTTGCCTGAATACAGCGGTAAAGTCAAAACAGCCTTAGACGCAGGGTATCAACCTAGCGACATCTTAGGCTATCTAGCTCCTATGACGGTCACTGCAAAACGTGAAAACGTTGCTGCAGAACGTGCGCCCTCATGGGCTAAAGATTACCCGAACGCTTACGACACGCTTGTAAAAGCACGTAAGATTGCCGGACCAACGATTGAAATGCTAGGCACTGCAGGCGGTGCTATTTTAGGTGGCGGAGCAGGTACAGTTGCTGGCCCAATTGGTACAGCCACAGGCGGTGTAGCTGGTGCAGGTTTAGGATATGGCATAGCTAAAGAAGCGTTAGAACAAGCCGACGTTTATCTTGGTTTAAAAGCACCTCGCACTACACAACAGTTAGTTACTGAGCCAGCACGTAATATTTTAGAAGGTGCAACGTATGAGGCTGGTGGCCGCGTAGTCGCCCCTGTAATTGCCAAAGGCCTTCAAACAGCAGGCACCACAGTGTCAAACGTGTTGGGTAAGGTTGCTGACATTCGTAACATCCCAGGTCAAAAAGCCGCTAAGATTGCCCGCGAGTCGATTGGCGGTGGTGAGCTAGACGACGTTATCAACGCTTTGCGTAATTCCAAGCCAGGTCAAACACCTGCACAAGCCTTGGCAGATGCAGGTCTTAATCAACCAACAACCCAAGCGTTGTTAAAACGTGCGGCTGAACGTGATCCTAAATTCTTTACAGATTTACTAAACACGCAAGATTTTGCAACTGTTAACAAACTAAGCCAGTTGGCAGGCGGCGAAACAGCTACTGCATCTCGCAACACGCTTACCAACGCTAAAAACGCTTTAAACGCCATGACTGGCCCAGAGCGTGAGCTTGCCTTGAACCGCGCTAACTTAGGCAAGTCTGTGGCTGAATATGAAGC